TTTAGGTTTAAACAAACTGAGTATAGCCTCGACTACTTGCTTGGTGGCTATACCATTTGCAATAAGTCCGGCTGACACCGCATAAATTAAAATCCAGTACCAGGCTAAGTCGATAAAAATTCCAAGCTGTAGGAAATACCCGACCACCGCTAGCACAACAGAAACTATCCACGATAAAATTTGAGTTTTTAAGCCCTCGGTTTTTATCAATTTCTTTAAAAATTGGGTAACCAAAATTACCAAAGAAACGAGCCCGGTTAAGCTTGTAAAATAAGAGCCAATGTCGATACTCGTTGAAGTTTCAACAGCTGCATTTGCCACAGTCTCAGCCATGGTCATCATGGGTGTTATAAATGCCACCATGAAAAGCATTAAAAAGCAGATGAATTTTTTCATTTTTTTTGTTTTTTACTGGTTTGTACTATGTTTTTAATTCCGTAGTATCCAAAATAAAAGAGCATGATTCCCCCTACATAAACCCCGAGTTCCTTAGCCAATTCAAACAAGAATAAAGCGTATTCTTTATCGAACTTATAGAACACAGCTGCGGCAATAAAAAGCACTAGAAATACACTTGAAAACATCACGGCAAGAATTCGCCTGGTAATACTTCTGATACTCGACTCGTCCAAGGTGTTTTTATACCATTCGAACCAACCAGCCCAAGCTGCTTTTGCATCGTCCGATTGCTCTTCTTTAGTATAAAAAGCCTTATCGATTCCGCTTGCAACAGTATCGAATGCCTTTTGTGGGTCTATCTTTTTCAGAAATTTAAACATGCTTTAAAGGGTATTTATTTCTTATTTAATTCCAATTTGGTAACTCTGTCGGTTAGCTTGTTAATTCGGCGGTTGTGTATTCTTTGATTGTCTTCAAGGCTCTTAATTCTGTAGTTCGATAAAACCATTGTTTTATCCATTTTCTTTACAGCTTCAATTAATGAATCGAACCTTTTAATTAATCGGCGAAAGCCCCACCAAATAATAACACCAGCACCCGAAATGTAAGCTATCGTCCACCAATCAATATCGGGTTTCATAATAGTCCCCTTTCTTCTAAAAGCTTGTGCAAAGCTTCGGGACCATACACATTTAAAGGATTGGTTTCGCTGTGCTCCTGAGCGTGTGGGTAATCTTTAAAATTCCAATCGCCGCCCCAGGTTAAGCCGAACCATTTGCAAGCATTCCCATAAACATCCCATAGCCTCTCGTTACCTTTGTAACTCCAAGCCGGGTCTTTTCCTATTAGCGGAACCGCATCGAATGCATAAGCCAAATTGTGCCAGCTTTCTCCTGGTGCCGCATTGGTTAATTTTTTTGTGCCTTTTTGTGGACCAACTCTCTCAATAACATCAGCCAAGTATCCGTAACCAGCATTTCTAAGGTTAATACACTTCACTTTTATCACACTCCACGATCTACCTTGACGGTAAAACTTGGCTTGCTCTTCCAAAGTTCTAAGGGTGTTGTAAACTAAAATATCAACGCCATTGGCTTTACATTGGTTAATAACCTGTAAGGCTTTTTGCATTGTTACCGGGTGCAATTGGTTAAGGTCTCTTGACATTTGCAAGCTATTTTTGGGGATGGTTTTGGAAAATGGCTGCCTCGCTTTCTAAGGGAGAAATACGGGGCAGCCTATCACAACTCTAAAGGTTTTGCGTTTTATGCGTTATCTTCAACTAAGGCAATAACACCTTTTTGATCTTCGCGACCATGTGAAGCTCCAAAACGAACTTGTGCTTCCAAAATGGTACCACCCATATAACCAGGTGCATTTTCGTTCACAATCGCTTTTAATTTTCCTTCTGCACGTCCAACCATTTTGTCATTCCAGAACAAGTTACCAGGACGATCTGTTGAAGCTATTTTTGCTTCGGTATCCTTTTTAACAGGAGTAGCGTCATTGGTGTATAACAGACCAATATGACCTTCATCGGTGCTTCGGTAGTAGATATCGATACCTAAAAGGTGACCAATAATACCTTTCTCCAACTTAGAAGTATTACCCGTTAAGTTGTAATCAACAAATTTGTCGATTCCCAACAAATCAGTGTAAGCATCAGGTGTTGCCAACATACACAATTTACCACCTAAGCCATCTACATTCATTCGCATTAAGGCGTTTTTTACCTTAAGCATATCTTTCAGTGTTAGCGCTTTACGATCCCCTGCCAAACCTATAACATTAGTTGCACGAGGTTCACCTGTTGACTTGATGATTTGAGCCTCTACACTTGGTGCCCAACCCACAGCAGCAATATCAGCACACTTGGTTTCAATAACCGAAGCTTGCTGTGCTTGCTTGGTAGCTCGCTTGTTGTAATTCAATGCAAAATCAGTTGGATTGTTAATCACCAATGGGTCAGCATAAACCAAATCAACAGCATAGCTATCGGAGCTATCCAATGCGGTTTTAACTGGCAAAGGCAGCGTTTTTGGAGCGCCTTTCTTTGCTTTTCCAATAGAGCCTTGAATAGGTCTCTCTACCGATGTAACATTATCTGCTACACCTGTTTCCGCGATCGATCTCTTGTAAAAAGAATTATCAGGGAAAATTACTTTTTGTAACTCTTTCGAGTACTTAATAGGATTTATTTGTGGCATTTTCTACAAATTTTAAAGGGTTAGGGTTAGTCAATCTGAGCAGGAGCGCCTGTTGGAACAAACACGTTGCCGTCAAAAACGAACTCGATAGTTTTGGTTTTACCTGCAACACCTACAATGCTTGCAGCCTGAATACCTGTCCCGAAATCAGTTTCCTGAGTTCCTGCAGTTTTCAACTTAAAGAGAATTCGATCACCAAGTTTCACACTCTCATCAATGGCTAAATTGATGGTACGGCTTGCGCTTGCTTCTACTGATGCACCGTCAACAACAGTAACCGAGTTAACAATCTCCAACTCTTGCGAGCCGGATGCTGTTAGGCTAAGCTGCGATGCATCGCCAAACGGATATCTTACAATTTGTTCTTCCATTACTATGGGATTTTTTAAGAATTAACAGAATAGGGATTACTTATACAGAGCGTTATCTGCATCCTCAAGCTTTTTAAACTTTTCAGGATCGCTAACCTCCATTGTTGCCAAAGCATCAGGATCGTTTTTTTCGTACCAGGCGAAAGTCTTTTCCTCACCTTTTCCACCGCCACCTTTGCCTTTGTTCAATTCGGCAATTACTTCCGAAATACGAGTAGTGTCGCCACCAGCTGGCGCGCCAGTGTTTTCTTCAAGGTTCAAGAAGTCCATAAATAAAGAGAAATTGTTCTTAGCCAATTCTCTCACGATCTTCTCGTTTTTGTCCGTCACTTTGCCGTGAGCTTTTGCCACAACAATTACACGATCAACAACCTTACTCAAATCAGGAGCTTGACCACCATCATTTTTCAACTTGTTAACCGCCTCAAGTACGACTTGCTCTTCGCTTTCTTCCGGCAAGCCCAACGCTGCAATAACTAATTTCATTTTGCGTGCTTTTTTTGGTTTATATTCATCGTTGAGTTTTGCCACTAGTGCCATTGGCTCCAATGCTGCTAACTCTTTTCTTCCTGTTTGGATAACTTCATCAACAAAGTCGTCGGCTTTTGCTTCCTCAGCAGTATACCATGTATCAGATCGTAGAATTTTGTTGATATCTTCCTCCGATTTTCCGCGTTTCATCAACAATTTGGTAAGGGTATCTTTAAGCATTTGAAGACCTTTTTTAGCTTTCGCCGATAATTGCTTAACCTTATCGCCATTTTCATCTTCGTAATATGGAGAGTGAAACATCAACTTTGCATAGTCATTAATTTCAACCCTATCGCCCTGAATTGCTACAACCGCAGCCATACTTGCGGCAATACCTACCGTGCGAGTAGTGACTTTTGCTGTTGCACCCAGAATAGCAGAAACAACGCTTAAACCATGCACAATACTACCACCATCGGAATTAATTAATACATCAATCTCGTCGTAGTTCTTGTCGAGCCAACGAAATTCCTGAGCCCACCAATGACCATTGGTTTGCTTTTCACCATCGCCCAGGATTCCTGAAAGTAAAATCTCAGCTCGTTTCTGTTCTTTGTTTACTATTTTCGAAAATTTCAGCTCCATTACATGTGTTTAAATTTTGTTCTTGTCGCAAATTGCGTACTGCTTTGAGACTCTAAAATTCATTAGTTTTACTGGCTTTTTCAATTAATTGCGCATGCCTTGCGCCAATTGCAGAAAGGGTTTCCAAGATTTTAGCAAATAAGATCGCAGAATGCGAATTTTAAGGCAAAAAGAGAATGGAACTAAACAAAAAGGCAGCTGCTGAACTCTTATTTAAGGAGGGATATGAGCAAAAGGATATAGCAAAGATTTTAAAGCTTAGCGAGGCGACAATTTCTAAATATGTTACTCAAGGCGGTCTGCGTAAAAAACGCTTAGATCATTCTATAAAACGCCAAACTTCCGAAGAAAATGCACTCTCAGCATTGGCTCACCAAACTACTGTTATCCGAATGATATCGGAAAAACTTACCGAACAACTAAGCCCTGAATTAAGCACCGAGGAGCTTGGAAAGCTATTGATTCCAAAAGGCGAAATCGACGCCGTTCAAAAACTATTTACAACTGTAAAAGGAAAGGAGCTCGATTGGTCGGCAATTGTTCGAATTCTTCGTGAGTTTTCGGTATGGTTGAAAGAGGAGAACCTTGTGTTGGCTCAAAATATTATTGAACCTATCGACAAGTATTTGAATGAAAAACGCAAATCTCTTTAACTATGGCAGCAGACTGGAACGTGAAAGCCCGCAAAGAATTTGAGGCATGGCAGAGGGAGAAAGAAAGCATTCAGCGTGCCACTCCTTTAGATAAGGAAACTGAGAGCCAAAAGAAAAAGCGTGTTGCAAAATTACAAAGCAACTTTGTGAAATTTGCTCAATACTATTTTGGTCATTTTATCGACTCCGATTTTGCTTATTTCCACAAACGTGACACCAAAAAAATTATCGATAATCCCGACATTTTTGCAATGTTGGAGTATCCGCGTGAACACGCAAAGTCGGTAATTTATGACGTTATTTTACCATTGTTTTTAAAGGCAAATGGTGAGCTATTGGGAATGATGCTTGCCAGTGCTAACGAAAAGAAAGCAAAAATCTTATTGGGAGATGTTCAAGCCGAATTGGTGTACAACAAACGATACATTAACGATTTTGGCGAGCAGTTCTCCCTTGGAAATTGGCAAGATGGTTATTTCATTACTGCCGATGGAGTTGGTTTTTGGGCATTTGGTCGCGGTCAATCGCCACGTGGTACCAGGAATGCAGAAAAGCGACCTAACTATGGAGTATTCGATGATATCGACGATGCTGGCTTGGTTAAAAACGAGGTGCGTGTTGACGAAACTCTCGATTGGATTTTAGGTGACTTTTATGGAGCCATGCCAAATACAGGCTCCCGATTAATTGGTTTGGGTAACCGTATCAATAAAAAGAGTGTGGTGGCTAAAGTGGTAGGCGATATCGAGCCCGACGATCCTAAGCGAAAAGACTTGTATCATTCTAAAGTATTTGCGCTCGAAAACCCAAAAACACGCAAAAAGGATTTATCTGAAAAGGGTGTGCCAGCTTGGAAGGAAAGATACAGCCGTGAGCAGATTATTAAAAAGATGAATCGCCAGGGTTACCGAATTGGATTGCGTGAATTCTTTCATGAGCACATTGTGGTTGGTAAAATCTTTCGCGAGGAGCATTTGCCATGGGTTAAAGTTCAACCAATTTCAGCTTACGAAAAGTTGGTTACTTATAACGATCCATCTTACAAAGGCTCTAAAAAATCCGATTTTAAGAGCATTGTGTTGCTCGGTAAAATTGGTCGATACTACGATATTATTGATGTGTTTTGCCGCCAATGTTCAACGCCCGAAATGGCAAGAGGTCATTACAATATTGGTGATAAAATTCCCGCCAATCGTGTATGTCGCCACTATATGGAAGCCAATTTTATTCAAGACCTAATGCTGGAAGAGTACTGGCGATTGGGCGAGGAACGAGGCATTACTTTAAGGATTAGACCGGACAGGCGAAAAAAGCCCGAAAAAACGGCACGAATCGAAGACCTTACAGCCTTAACCGAACAGGGTTACATTAGATTTAATCAGGCTTTGAAGCAAAGCATTGATATGCAAGAATTGAGAAATCAATTTTTAGGATTTCCCGATGCTGAACACGACGATGGTCCCGATAGTGTTGAAGGTGGCATTTTTAAGATGGACAGGTTTAAGGGCAAAGGCAAGAGTAGCGGAAAAACAACCCGAACGGGTAAAGCCGTTAGGAATGCCTCCCGATCAG